CATTTCAACAAAGTCGTATAGTCCGTCTTTTTCTATTAGTTTAACTAAAGATTTTTCTTTAATTGATGATTCATTTAAAGGGTTCCAATTACAATTTGGTTTACCATATGACCCAACATACAAATTATCTATTGGTAAATAATCTTTAATGGTAGTTCTAACATTTATTCTCAATTTTGAAATGTGACTTTGTATCATGGGAACATAAGAAAACTTATCATTCATTTCTTCCGTACTCATAACAATATAAACACTATACATATCATCATCATCGTCATATGAAACATTTATATCACATACACCCACCTCGTCTTTGAATGGTTCTACAAGATCTTTGATTATATTCAAATACTTTGGTTGTTTTTCTTCTGATTCATTTATATCTCTATCGAAATGTATGTAATATTTGAAGTCCATAGGAAATACCTCCAAGTCTTCCATGACTTGTTTCCCAACTCTTTTAATAACAGAGTTAATTCCTCCACCCAATTTAATCGAGTCTTGGACATTAAAGAATATATTAACAATAACATCATCATGTGTGTCATCATAATACACAGTAAATTTTTTAACACTCGGATATTCGTTGGAGTTTAAATAATCTTCCACATTTTGAATTAATTTATTAAACTTTCTTTCTTTTTTTGATTCGTCAGATTCGTTTATAACATTTCCTTCATCGTCATAGTCTATTTTTTGAACCTTAATAAAAATGTCTGGATTTTTATATTTCCAATCCCAACCTAAAGCCCACCACGGAGCTAAAACAACACCATCTCCTGTCATTTCTTTAATTTCATCTATTATTCTATGAGTAAACCAATTATCGTAGTTTGCTGCGTTATCCTCTACATCATGATAGACTTCGATAAGTGGTTTTCCTTCGTAATTTGTATCAACTTCAATAAATTCAACCTCATCAAAAAGACTATAAATCATTTCTTTCACTAAGTTTAGTTTTTTGTCTTCTGATTTACTTTCTGATTCCATCAGTCCTGAGTCTTTACCTGAACCTTCATAAATCAATTTGATTGCGTCTCTTGGTATATTTTCAAATGTTACAATATGTTTTGACCTTGAATCAAAATGTCTATCTTTAAACCATTTAACATTTGGTATTTTTGTTGTATCAATCTCCCAAACATCGTCGTCATATGTTGAATCAAACCAAGCTCTTTTGTTCGATGAGTTGGTTGCAAATATTGCAGGAATACATTTTTCCCCATATCCTACATATATTTTGTAACATTCACCAGCACGAACTTTTAAACCTTGTTCTTCAATTTTATTTCTAAAAATAGGATTTGATTGATGATAAACTTTTTCTTTTGGCGTAATTTCTTTTCCTGCTGGACTATATTCTTTGTTTTCTGATTTACTTTCTCTTAGATAAATATTTTCTTTATCATCACACTTTGGTGTTTGTTCTCCACGAACACCGATTACTACTCCTGTATAGTTTGCAATTTCTTTTGAAATGTCCTCTAAAACATTTAAATACATTTGTCTTATACCTTGTGTCATGGGCCAAAGTTTTGTTCCGTAACCACCAATAAATAAAACTGTAACTTCAGGTATATTGAAAACTTCGTTTAATGTTATTTCATAAGAACAAATAAGATGATTATATTCAGGAAGTATTAGGTCTTCCATTATCATTTTTGTTATTCTGAAAAGTTTTTTTGTGTCTTTTTCACTTCTGTTTGAACTCTCGTTCATGAACTTAACCTCATCGTCACAACTATCCACATACCAAGGTGCAAAGATATACACTTTGATTCCCATAGATTTTATTGAGTCCTCTAATGAACTTAACTCTTCAAGTATTTCATCACTATAAAAATGTCTTACAGTAGTCTTAGACCGTATTTCATATTCCTTATCATCAGGATTGTATTCTGCCCATATATCACAGAGTCCATCCCAACTAACCAAAGATAACAATACATTTAGTGCTCTTAAATTTTTGTCAGTTTCACGATTATCACTTTCGTTCAAACTTTCAGACTCATCATAAAGTTTATTGTGTATTCTTTTCACATCTTCTTTTGAAAAAGGGAATTCTACATCATGTATATCGGTATTTTTACCATTTATTTGTCTAACATCAAAATAACCAGAACTTTTAATTTCAGGTAAGTTGGTTTCTATCTTTCCTACAGTATTGTCATTTTGAATTGTGGCAAGGATGGTTATTAGTTTCTTTTTTTCCGCTGAAGTTAATTTACTATCATCATAAATAAGATTCAATAAAGGCCAAGAATGCGTGCCCCATGTGTTTTTTTCAATACCTATTATTTCATATTCAATTGGGAATACAAAAAATCGAGGATCTTTAAACGCATCGTGATATTCGAAATCAACAACTCCTGTTAATCCATCCAATATTTTAGAAGCTTCAGGATCATTCTTGAATACTTTTTTAAAGTTTTTTATTCCTCCAACCATATCAATAGCATCAAAGATACCATTATCTTCGATAACTTGTTTCAACTCTTGTTGGAGTCTATTTTCTTTTAAGATATGTCTAATCAGTTCTCTCATCAATATAGTCCTCTTAATCTGTCATATTCAACATTACGAAGTTTTTCTAAATATGTTTTTTCAATCCACCCTGGACTTTCTTCTTCGTTTTTCAATATACCAGCTCTTTTAAACAGTGTGGTTTTAAGAATAAGTTCTATCATATCCTCCTCAGTCACGCCTTCAGGTTTTGTCATGGGTGGAACACAAGTTTGAGCATCTCTATCATCTATATTGAATTCAGAAATATAGATGTCATTTCTACCCATCTTACTTTGAATTTCACCTAAATAAGTGTCGTCAAACCATTCTTCAAAAAGGTATTTTAAGTAACTGGCCCTTACAGGAATGTCAGACATCAAATCTTTAAATATATCATTTGGAATATAAATTGAACCTGATTCAAAATCTCTTTCTTCAGTTTTTCTTCTATCGTCAAAAACATCACTATTATCTTCAAAAAATAATATAAATTTCATTATTTCTTTTCCATGATTACACCATTCAAAATCATGTCTTGTTTCCCACGATTTGTCATGGTAAATTTTTGCACCATCAAAATAGTTGTTTAACCATCTATAAACAAGTTGTTCTATTTTTGGTGTAGGTTTTTCGTATTTTCTTTTAACCTCATCTTCTAATATCAATTTAATTAAATTTCTCATTACGCATCGTATTCCTCTTGTCTTATCCAAAATTCTAAAATTAACAGAAATGATTCTTCGCCACCAGCTTGCCATTTCATACCAATTGGTATACAACTCATAATCCAATCATGGTCGGGACCTCTTTTAATCAAACCACCGTTTTCTGTGAATGTGTATTTTCCTTGAATTTTATAAACTTCATCTTCTAATCTATCAATGTGTTTAGCAAGTGAACCAAAATCATGGTCTTCATAATATGATTTAACCGTAAGTTTTGCTTGGATTTCAGTATATTTAGGGTCAAATTCAATTTCACTTATTTCGACAGAGTCAATATGAGATGAAACTTGACTTTCAAAGATATATTGAAGTTTTTGCATTGAGTTTCTAAATCTTTGTTCAAGATTATTTCCCTCGTCTTCTTTTAATGTATGTTTAATCAACTTTTTCATCTATACATAAATTTGTCAGGATCTATTTCTTTGGGGTCACCATATCTATCTTTTTGAATGGTACTCTCAGGAAGCATTTGATATATGTCGTTTAATTCATCTTTGAGTTCTTTATAGTCTTGGTACTTTTCATCATGCGATATAGTATTACCAGCTTCTAAAACCGAAGGTGCATATGATAATTTTTCACTATATATTTCATCTTTATGTCTAATATAATAAGGTTTTAAATCACTATTATAAAACTTTTTAAGTTTTTCAATATCGCAAATAATATTAATATATATCATAAATGAACTCTCCTGAAAAAGTTCCCAACCAATGATGTAAGGATATGATTTTTTGAGAATATTAATTGCAATATCTATTCCTTTTGTATTTAAATCTGAACCCTCAGTTTCTTCCTTTAATATATGTCTAATTAATTCTTTCATTACATTATTTCAGATAAAAACTTTTTAATGGTTCTAACAATTTTTTGTCTGTATGGGTCGTTCTCATTTGAAAAGTTATTAATTGGTTCGATAACATTGTTATTTTCCAACATATCTATAATCAATTTTATTTGTTTTTTTTTATTGTCAAACATTGATATACCTAAATAATAGTCATCGTCTACTTTGAAATACACTTCTTTAAATTTAATTCGGTCATCGATATTAACTTCATTAACTTTGTGTCTTCTTACTAAAAAATTTATAACCTTTTGGTCAATTTCTTCCGTTTCTTCTTTTATGATCTTTTTTAATATATTTTCGTTAATTTCATTTTTTGGTTTTAAAACTATGTTATAGTCTAACTCACCTTGACCTCTTTTCATATCATTAAATAAATCGAAAAAATCAACATTCAAATCGTCACTAACTTCTTTCAAATTATTATATGTTTTATCATTATCTAAATTTACATAAACAAACCCAGGTGGAAAAAGAATATCTAACATTTTATTTCTTTTTGCACTTTTGTAAGCTTTTTCGTTTTCTTCTTTGAATTTATTTTCATCATAATAATTAAAAGCAATAGATAATATTTCGTCTTTTGAATATGGTGCGTCAGGGAAAAATCTTTTATTCAAACCTTGATTCAATGCTCTCTGAGTGTTTGCATTTTTAGCCCAATAAGCAAACATTTTAGGGTCACCTTTTTCTAATTCTTCAGGTGTATTATATTGTTTTTCTAATATTTTGTTAACATCTTGTAACATTCTTCTAGCACTTGCAAAACATCTACCACCTAATTCACCTCCTTTTGTTCTGTTGACTACAATAATTTTACCGGCCCATTCTGGATCAGTCTTGAAGTGGTCTATTAAACACATTTCACCAAAAGCCGCTGTTTCTGCATCAATATAACCGTTTGAAATATTAAAGTACCTATCAAAATTACCGTGTTGTTTAATGAAGTTTTGAACCCCAGATTTATTTCCAATTTTACAATTAGGTGCAACATCCATCTCATCTAATATTTCTTTTTCTTCTTTTGTATGTTCATTGTATCTTCTGTCCTCATCACAAGTCAAACCAAAATAAACAGCATTGATGTTTTTTTCCCAAATATACATGTATAACATTCTACTATACAAATTACCAAGTGACTTGTAACCACAAGTCCCACGTATTTTCAACATCATTCTACGTCTGAGAGCTGCCGCATAATGTTTATCATCGTTTTTTGAAAAGTCTCTTGCGTTTTTATATTTACAAGCACGTTCTAAAACCTCTTCATCAGAATATATTCTTGGTCTACCTACTTCATCCAATTCTGATTCATATATCGATTCCTTAGACTTTATTGATGTTTTTTCTTTCAATATGTTTCTTATTAGATCTTTCATACTTTTATAAATATCGATTATTTTCATTATCTTTGTAGTATGAAAAAGATATTCGCATACATCTTAGTAAATATGTTCACTTGGAACCCTGACAAGTCTTTAGAGATTGTTAGAGAATTTATGGGTGATGAGGTTGGTACTCAAAAAAAATCATTTCCTGTGGTTAAAAAATCTCAGGTTAATAATCCTACCTCAAACCCTAAATCAAAGAAGGAAGAGGTACTACAAAGTTTGGAGTATTTGAAGTCAAAACAAGTTAAGACCAAACAAGATAAAGATTCCATCTACACTTTGGAGATGGTCCTAAAGAGTATGGGTTAGAATTAGATTCTTGACGATAGTTGTTTTTTGGTAATTCGTCTAACTTGTTCTTCAAGTTCTATTCCTAAATCAGGTTCGGATCTTTCATCTCCTGATGCTTTTATCTTATTTTTTAAGATTGATACGAACTCTGTTTGTATTTCTTTAACTAAATCAACAAATGTTTTCTTAGGTCTTTCAACTTCACCTGTAGACCAAGAACCTTCTTTATTAATTTGTCTAAGAGCCGCGTCTTTTTGTTTGTCAGAGATACTACCAAATCTTAATAACTTACCTTTAATGTCTTTAACAAAGTCATTTCCACCCTCGTAAGTTGCAATCGGTTGTAAATCAGCAGGAATAGATTCAACATCAGTATTAGTTCTTATCTTCCTATCTCTTAATAAGAAACTTATTCCTGAAATATTAGTAATACATTTGTGACCACCTGAGTTTGCTTTGATTACATCTAAACCATTAACAGTTATTTTATCTAACATGTCTCTTTGTTTATCACTTAGTTTTCGATATAAGTTTTGAGAAATGTTTCCAATAATATCTAAAGTACTTTTACCACCATCAACTTTATATGAAGGGGCATTACCATAAATTGCCATGAAATCTTTTAATGTGAATCCAACAGAACCAAACTCAGCTTCTTGTTCACCAACTCTTTTAAGATCACCAAAAGTCACTTTTATACTTTCTAACTCTGATGACATTTTATCTAAAACCTCATCCTTAACTTCACCTAAATTAACACCTTTAAGGGCTCTGTCTTTTTTGTATGGGTTACAAGATGCTTGGACCATACCTAAATGCATTCCCGTAACTAAGAAATCGGCTTCAGGATAATTTTCAAATGGTGTGTAACGATCATAAGATCCAGGTTTCATCGTAGAACCAAAACCATATTGACTGATAACTCCATCAGAGTATTCAACAGCACCTTCTTTTTTTCTTGATTCAATGTATGCTTCTTTATTTTGTTCTAACTTATCTAAAGTTGCATAACCTTTCTTTTGTATCTGATCTTTGATGTTCATCAAGATACTAAGTAATGATGGTTGAGCATTTAATACAATATCACTTAAAAAATTAGGTTTGTTTTTAAAAGCTAATAATAGTTTGTTAGCAACAAATCCCATTTTTCTTTTATTTTCTTTGAACCCTTTTGTTCTATCAATTTGGAAAAGGTAATTGATAACATCTCTTGGTTTAATGTCGTGTCTTGCAAAGTCTGCAGAGTCAATAATTGAAATTGTTTCAACGTCTTCAGGTGGAAATATTTCAGATGGGGATATACTTTGTGATATAGTTTCAACGTTAGATCTTGCCGACTTGAAGCTTGTAGATGTATCACCCTCAACTCCAGCTTGAGTGTCGTGGTGATCCGTATGAATAACAAACATTGGTTTACCGTGTGCAAAATCCACAAGAACTGGCATAATCTCACCTTCACCATCAGGTTTCTTAACTGCGAATTCTTTTGCTCCATATTGAATTGGTTCAGCATCAACTACTTTAATACCATTTCTTTCTAAATAATGTTTCATAGCCAAAGCAGTTGTAACACCATCTAAATCAAGATGGAAATAGATTTTAGCCATTTTATATCTTTTAGCAAGATTCTTAATGTCACGAATACCACCTTCAGTTAAAAGTGATTTTGTTTCTTCTTTTAGTATTCTTTTAATTAAATTTTTCACTACGTTGGTAATTTTTTTCCTTTATCATGGGTTTTTTCACCCTCTACTCTTATTTCAATTTTTGCTTTATAATCTTTTGGTAACTTTGTTTTAATACCAACAAACTCTCCCATCTCATTATCCATTCTAACAACAACAAGTTTTTTATCAAGGTTCATCATTATTTGACCTGTTGTTTGCATATGATACATGTTCTTTGTTCTGTATGGATTCAAAAATGGATCTTTTTTGTATTTCTTCTTCATCGCATCAATGACATCTATATCTTTTTTAGCACCCTCCAAATGTTTTTTTGCCAATTCCATTCTTGTAACAGAAGATTTTCTTTTTCTACCATGAGTATAACCAGCACTTTTCTGATAAATTCCGTGATTTGTTCTTACGACAATTTTAGAATCTGATTTTAATTTTTTAATAATGGGAGAATGTTTAGCTGTCATTTCAACAATATAAATATTTTCATTATTTGAAACTATTGTTTCTCCTTTAAGTCCCACATCTTTTTTATCTTCACCTCTGTAAGAAATTATAGATTTAATTACTTTAGGTAAAGTTTTATAAGTTAAAGCTTTTCTTATTTTACCACCATCAGCTGCAAATCTTTTTTTTTCGGTCTTATCCTTAGTTTTATCATCAATCTTTCTTTCTTTTTCAACCCCTTTACCTTCTTTCTCATCTTGAGCAACCATCAAACTAGAATTTACAATACCAATACCAAATTCATTCATCCCCTCACTCCAATCAGTATCAATATCTCTCCAATAAACCATTTCAACATCGTTCACAATCTCATGAATAATCTCAACTCTAGCCTTATAACCTCTATCTCTATTTTTCGCTAAAACTACAGTGTTATCTAATCTTACCGCAGCAATTGTACATTCCTTAATTAAGTCAGGTTTGTTTTGTTTTTGGTAAACTTCATTAAGGATTGATCTAACAAGATTTTTCATTACATATAAATACTTTAGTAATAGAAAAATCCCCACCTTTTGAGTGGGGATTCTATTATTTAACGTTGTGTAAGAATTATTTTATTCTGCTGTTTCAGTTTGTGGTTCTAATTCACCAACCAATTCCATCATCTGAACATCCAAATTCAGTTTAACCTCATCACTCAACAATACACCACCTGTTTCAAGTGCCGCATTCCAAGTAAGATCAAAGTCTGAACGGTTAATAGTTCCTGAGATCTCAAATCCGTGTTTTGTGTTACCCCATGGATCAACTGATTTACCATTATACTCAACAGTTAAATCAATAGTTTTAGTTGTGTCTTTGATAGTCATTTCACCTTTCATTTTACCGTCAGTAAGATTCAAGTAAGTTGATTCGAAATACATTCTAGGGAATCTCTCCGTGTTGAAGAAGTCTTCTCCATTAAGGTGTGCATCTCTGTCTCCATTTCCTGTTGAAATTGAGTTAACTTCAGCCTCAAAACGAATCTGAGCGTCACTCATATCTTCAGTAGTATAAGACATACCACCTGAATAATTTGTTAATGTTCCTTTTACGTTTGACACCATCAAGTGTCTGATTTTAAATCCCAAGTCAGAATGAGCTGGGTCAATTACAAGTTGTTTCATTTTTATATTGTTATTGGTTTATTTTCTTTTCAAAAAATAATTCTTTTATTTGGACATGTAAATCGAAAATGAATTGATGTGTGTTAAGAAAAAACTATATCTCTAATATTTTCCAATTACCTTTTTTATCTTCGACAAGGCATGTAGAGTTCTCACAAAAGTCACCTGAGTTCATATAATCAACTTCAAGTTTTGGTTGGTGAATATGACCACATACCGCGACATCATACCCTTTCTCTTGTGTAAGCCCTTTAGCTCCTGTTTCAAAATCAGAAACAAAGTTAATGGCACCCTTAACAGATTGTTTAATATCATTTGCCAATGAGTGGTACTTCAATTTGAAAGTCTTTCTAATTTTATTATAGATTGTGTTTAGTTTAATAACGAAATCATAAGACCATCCACCAACAACTGCCAACCATCTTGCTTTCATAATAACAAAATCTAAAACATCACCATGAAAACAATAATAATTTCTTCCATCAACTCCAATATGATTATACATTCTAACAATCTCAATATTGTTTAGTTGAAATGGGATAAAGTCTTTTAAGAAGTCATCGTGGTTTCCTCGAATATATACCACTTTTGTTTTACCTTCAGATAGTTTGATTATCTTTCTTATTATTTTGGTACAGTCATTGGTCCATTTACCGTTACTTTTGATTGCCCACCCATCGATGATGTCCCCATTTAATATTAAAGTTTCCATTTCATTTTCTTCTAAGAACTTCAATATCTTATCTGTTTGTGATTGTCTTGCCCCTAAATGAAGATCACTCATTATCACGGTTTTCCACTTTTTCATTTCCAGTAGTTTTGATCTTTAGTAAAGTAGTCTTTGTTTTTGTGGTTAAAGAATGACCCCAAGAACAATTTAGTCATGTAAATTAATCCTTTGTTTTCAAATCTTCTTGGTGGTGTAAAAACTACGTTATTTATTCTACCAAATTTCTTTGGTTTGATTTGTTTTGAAAAGTGGTAGTCTTCTGCAACTTTTATCTCTTCATCAAACCCTCCTAAATTTTTAAATGTTTCCGATCTAACCATCATGAATCCACCTAAACAAAAAGGTGTGGACCATTTTGACACTAACTGTAGGAAATCGAACAAACGGTAAATATAGTTGTATTTACCGTTATCACTTCTGAACTTAGCAGTCACTAAATCTAAATTATTTTTATATATTCGAAGAAATGCCCTTTTAATTATTTTAGGATCCAATAAGAAAACATCGGCATCTATAAATAAAACATAAGGTGTTGTTACCAATTTAAATCCGTTGTTTCTTGCTCTTGCAGGAAGTCCACCATCCATAATATGAAGATCAAATCTGTCTCTTCCTGACTCATATTCCAATCTATCTAAAAGATATGGTTTTGTAATACCATCATCAGATGAATCACAAACAACAACTTTTATTTTAAAAATGTCTGATTGATAATTTAAAAGATCCAATGTTTTTTCTATAATTCTCTTTTCGTTTTTACAAGGAATTACTATAGTTATAAGTTCGTTTAGTTTCATACTTTTTACGCCACTCGAAATAATCTTTGCGGTCTTTTATAATTGTTAAGACAAAAGGTAATATATTAAGTATACAAAAAAAAATCATAATATCAAAAATTATATCTTAAACTCAGAGTTACACTCTGTCCAAAAGTTGTTTCTTGCCATCTATTGTCTCCATTGTCATATTTGTGATTACCATTTAAGTCTTGGAAGTATAATAGTTTTTGACTGATCACATCTTTCACGTTCAATTTAATTTCAAAGTTTTTTATGGTCTTCGATACTTGGAAATCTATTACGTTTCTACCATTCTCCCACACACTTGGTTCTTGTGTATTACCAACAATGTATATTCTTGGTCCAATAACGTTATACGATAAAGTAAAATTTAAATTTTCAGTTGAGTAAAATAAACCTGAATTAACAATGTAAGGTGACTGCCCTTGAAGTGGTCTATTTCCACCTGAACCGATTATCTCATCCATATTAACCATAGACTTAATCAATGATAAATTAGAATACAACGTTAAATTATCAAATATTTTATTTTCACTTTTAGTTAAAGTTGATAAAAGTAATCTAAACTCTAATTCTCCACCAAAAGAGTTTGCATTATTTATATTAGAAAAGTATAGTTCAGGAGCACCTGATGTTCCTGTTCTATTTATTATTTCAATAGGGTTATCGAAGTTTTTATAAAAACCTGACAACGTAACTATCTGTCCCTTTCCAGCATACCATTCGAATCTAAAATCGGCGTTTGTAATTTTGGTTCTTAATAAATTAGGATTACCTGATATAATATTATCTTGTACAAAGTTATAGAAGTTGAATGGTGCCAGTTCTCTAAACTCAGGTCGTGATACCGTTTGACTTATACTACCTCTGAGTCTAAACTTATTGGTGATGTCGTAAATTAAGTTTAGAGATGGTAAAAAATCAATAACAGTTGTATCGATAGTTTTATCTAAATTTGAACCGAACTCTATGTAATGAAATTGTTGTTTATATGACTCAAACCTAACCCCTCCAACAGTTTTTAACTTACCAAATTTAAAATCACCTAAAACATAAAGACTATTCAGAAATGAAGTTGCATCGTAATTGTCATCCACACTTGTTGCTTCATCCAATTTAAATCCACCTTGTCCATTACTTAATAATCCCATATTTTCATATGAGAATAATTCAGTTTCTGGTAATAATAATAAATTACTGTTGAATGATGATCCTGCTGGTTTATATTGTGAAAACCCAAAGTTCCTTGATGTGAATTCTTTTGTTCTAATTTGATTCCACCCACCAAATTTAATATTATGTTTTTCTTTTACTATGTATTTGAAATCGTATCTTGATGAATACATATTTTCGTTTGAGTTTGACCAAAACATATTTCCAGCGGCAGTTGGTATTGTTCCGTTTTGTTGAATTATAGCGACGTATTGTTCCGTTGTATCATCTTCATAGTAAGAATACTTCCTATAAACAACCCTTCTTAAATTTGGTATATTTCTTCTAACATTACTATAACCTAATCCCCAATCTATAATCAAATTTTTGTATTTATGTGTTCCCAGTAGTTGATTGGTATATAATTTATTCTCAGTATACCAAAAGTTAGTTGATCTTTCCCACTGTCTTGGGTCATTATCTAACTCTCTAACACCTTTTCTAACATTTAATTTATCCTCAGAGTTGACAGAATAAATGTTTTTAAATTTGATTGTTGTTTGGTTTTTACTATATGAAAGATTCAACATTCCTGAGTGCAAGATGTTTTGTGTGAATAATGAATCATTCAATTCCATTTTCAATACAACTCCTGTTGCTTGTTCTTCAAACTCTCTTCTCGTAACTTTATTGAATGATAAATTGTTTTGGTAGTTGTAAGTGAATAGATATCCAAATGTGTTTTTATCCTCTAACTTAATTTTATTTGATAAAGTATACTGTATTGATGTGTTTGGTAGAGCTGTTTTAATTTTTGTTCCCCAATTAAAATCCATCATCTTTGCAAGTTCAGACTTATCATCTCTTGAGAGTGTTGAAAAATTTATTGTGTTTGGTAGATCAGGTAAACTTCTTTCGTTAACCCCAAACCCTAATAAATCATACTTACCTCCATCATAAGTTGTAAAGTTTTTGAATGTGGTAATTCTATTGTAAGTCGTTCCTAATTGTAATGAATTAGTTTTTTTATCTTTGGGTTCAGAAGTATTAATATCGATAAGACCTCCCGCAAATTCACAAGGTAAATCAGGACTTGCTGTTTTAATAACAAGAAGATTGTCTACCATGTTAGATGGGAATATATCAAACGAAAAAGCTTTTTTGTCTGATTCAGAACTTGGAAGTGGCAAACCATTAAGAAGTGCGAAGTTATATCTATCGTTTAATCCTCTAACAACAACAAAACGATTATCAACAACACTTATACCTGTGACTCTCTTAAAAACGTCAGAGACCTTAGAATCTGGTGTTTTTCTGAAGGTCTCTGCATTAATTCCATCTACTGATGATATGTTTGTTCTTTGAAGTCGAACCAACTCTGAAGTCGATTCTTTATTAATGGTACGATTTATCGTAACCTCTTTGGTGTTCTGTATTGTATCTCGTACTCTTGTTTGTGAAAACAATACATTTGGTAACAATATACCAATTAATAATAATTTTTTCATAATCTTACTTTTGGAGCAAAACTTTGTATGTGTTTTCGTTCACTTTAATGAAGTAAACCCCATTTGATAAGTTTGATAGGTTTGTATCGTTTTGTTTGACAATATTACCAGTAGAGTTGTAAATTACAAAGTTGTTTACGTTCTCTGAGAAGTATATGTTACCGTTTGTTGGGTTGGGATATACATTCAATTTTATCGACTCAATAGTTTTCACACCAATAAATAAGTCACCAAAAACATCTATAGGGAAGTCAGCACCTGTAGCCGCAATTGAGCTATCATTTAACCTATAATCAGGTGTTAATCCAATTGGCACAAATGGTGTGATCCAATTAATGTTTTGAATAGTTGATGTTGAGTCATTTAAGTGTTGTGAAAAATATGTGTTTAGTACACCTGCAGTTGTTGTCAAACAAACAGTACCAGTGTTAAAGTTAGAAAGAATGTTACTGTGGAATTGCATCGTGTCACCCGCTAAATTATCTTCTACGGCTGTTCCTTCTAAAGATACTCCTTTTTCCCATCCAGTAACAATTGTATTGAAAACAGAAGTTGCTGTATTTCTTCTCAATCTGAAAGCCTTTTCAAATTTTTCACCTATTGGAAGAGAAACCGTCCCATTGCTTTTAGCACCAATTAATGTGAAATTAGAAAATACAGGTGAAGTCAATGGTTGAGCCACACTACCTTGTGCGTCATTATCCGATTCGAAACAATTTGAGTCGCCAGCGGCGTCTGACAAATTTTCATTTCTAATCGCCAAACCAAATTGAATTTTACCTCTGTATCCAAAGTCTGTATCAAAGTCATCATCTACTGTTGAATATGATATTAAGTGTTTACAATTTACAGTTCCGCCAAACCATTCATAAGAGTCATCCCCACAAAAACTAACTTGTACATAGTCGACCAATGTTTGATTACCAACAGACCCAAATGTTACACCATTTATTTCTTTGTTAGGTTCAAGTGGAATACCCGCGAACTCAATTCTAACATATCTTAAAATACCAGAATCATCGTTATCATTATTTCCTCCGTGTTGGGTGTCGTTTGTAGGAGTAATACCTTCAATGTTTGCAACACCACCGGGTTGATTGTTTATCGCATTACCTAAAATAATAACTCCACCCCAATCACCTTCAGCTCTTTGTCCTACAGGATTGTTTGAAGTAAATACAATAGGATTCATTTGGTTGCCGTCAGCAATTAACTTTGACCCTCTCGTAATAACTAAAGTCCCTTGTGTTGAATAGTCACCTCTGATGATAGTTCCTGGTAAAATAGTTAAAGTCGCTCCGTTCTTAACGTAAACTTTGTTTTGAAGTAGGACAACACCTGACCAAGTTGTGTTTGTTGTGATGTTTGAATTTGTTGTTGTTTGTGTTGATGGGTAAGTTGTGTTTTCAGGATCCCAATTAGACCACCCATAAGTCCAATCAGTTGCAGGTGAGTTATCCGTTACAGGAAAAGCCCCTTTATAATCAGTTGCCGTCCAAAATTGACTTTGTGAATAAGTCATTACCGTCATCATAACAGACAGTATTGTTAGGTAAATTTGTTTCATAGTTTTTTTGTTTAATTTTATTTACCAATAGATAGTTAGTCTTATAACTTAAATCACCAATTTTATTTATTCTTAGCCCAAAGTTAATCATCTTAACATGTAGTTAATATAAAAAATTTCGTATATTTGTATTGTGATTACAGAGAAACTTTCAAACATACCACAATCTAGCGGCTGTTACCTTTTCAAAAACAAGAAAGGTCAGATCATCTATGTTGGTAAGTCAAAGTATCTTCCTAAACGAGTAAAGTCTTACTTTCAAAAAAATCACAAAGATCAGAAGACTTTGTCTTTGGTGAATGAGATCACAGATGTTGAGTTCATGACTACTAACGATGAGAGTCAGGCTCTGTTGTTGGAAGATGAACTTATCAAATCACACAAACCAAAATACAACATCAAAGCAAAAGATGATCGTTCTCGTCGTTGGTTTATTACTTTGAGTGAAGATGAGTTCCCAAGACTTTTGGTTTGTAATCCTTCTAACTTTACTGGTGAAGTTCTTTTGGAATCTACAAGTTCCAACTCTTGTTATGAAATCTATGAGATGGTCCATGACATTTTCAATCTTAGATCTTGTTCTTACAACTTGACTGAAGAGAATATCCAAAACGAAAAGTTCAAGACTTGTTTGGAGTTTCATCTTGGTCGTTGTAATGCTCCTTGTGTTTCTTCTATTCAAAAGTTTTCTTACTTGAAGATTGTAAGTGAGATGAAAGATGTATTTTCATTTCAGTTCGACAAAGTTCGAAATCGTTTGAAGAAGTACATGAAGTATCACTCCGATCAAATGGAGTTTGAGATTGCTCAGAACTTCAAAAACAGAATGGATGTTGTTGATTTATTGGAGAAAAAACTCGAGTCTTTTCGTGTTCGAAAGTATAGTGATGTTGCAAGATCATTCAAAGAACAATTTGGTTTATTAAATGTCCCAACTCTTATCGAAGCATTTGATAATTCACATACTGCAGGAGATTGTCAGGTGTCTGCTCTTGTTCGTTACAAGAATGGTAAGACTGATAAAACAAACTACCGTAAGTTTAATATCAAAACTGTGGAGGGACCTGATGACTATGCTTCTTTCGATGAGGTATTAAATCGTCGATTCAAAAGACTTTTAAATGAAAAACAAGAGTTACCTTCACTTGTGATTATTGATGGTGGTAAAGGTCAGTTGGGTGTTGCCAAGAAAGTATTTGAGGATCTTGGTTTATTGAATCGAGTTGACTTGATCTCTATTTCAAAAGACGACAAACACAGATCATCTACGATCCACAAAATTGATGGATCAAGTTTTGATATTCCAAGAAGTGAGTTTGGGTTTTTGTTAGCCGAGATTCAAAATGAAGTTCACCGATTTGTTATTACTTTTCACCGTAAGAAAAGAAGTAAGTCTATTATCGGATAAACTTGGTGTCGTAATAAGTTGCAACATAATCAACGTTAAGAAGTGGATATTGACTAATCACTTGATCAACACCTCGATAATAGTGTTCAGTTTCGTAGTATGTTTCTACCTGTGGTAAGAACTCATCGATATACTCATTTATAGCTTCATTAACATCAACATTTTCACCATTTTTTGTTGCGGATAATGGAACAACGGTATTATCAATATAATACGCATCATGATCAAAATTTTTACTTTTTAAACCAACAGATTCTATATTGATTACATATCTTCTATACCCAACAAATGGGGTTCCTGTGGTGAATTTAATTTCTCTTACAGAGTCGAAAACTTTTTGAATTTGATCCCTTGTTTTGTCGTTAAGATAAAATTTTGGTTGTTCATCCCATAATATTTCAGTAGTTAATTTAAGACCAACATACTCTTCAAACTCCATTACTATATCAAAAAGTTCCTCATGTACTATTGAATGGAAATAAGGAACATCATTTGGATTTTCTATTTTAAATTCAATCGGATAATAAGGTTTATTATGTCTTTTTGATATTATTTCTTCCCCAACTCTAACAGGAACACATTTTAACCCGTAAAGATCAATTTTATCCCCCTCAAATCTTTTGAATAGTTTTAATATTTTTTCTTGATTAATCATATAAACATTTCCGATTCTTTTTTCCTTCTTGATTTTAGTCCAGGAAACTCGTCAAATAAATTTTCACTTGTTGTTAAAATTAGTTTTCTTGCTAAATCAAAATCACCTCGTTTAACTGCTTGGATGAAATCTGAAGTTCTTATACCTCTTCCCATGTTGAAGGACATTGAAACCATTGCGTCATACATTCCTTGTGTAATTGGTGGTTTGATTCCTTTTTCTTCCCACTGATCCAAAATTCGATTAACAATACTTTCCGCTTCTCTCATGTCATCTTTCAATAATTTTTCGGCATCTTCTTTTGTAATTTTTGTTCTACCTGGAATTATTTTTGAGTA